GTTTTTTTTATTTTGTTCACGCAAGAGTCTTTTGGAGTGTGCGATTTTGCATTTGAAGAGAAAGTTTTTGATGGCTCTGCCTTGTCCGTTTTCAAAGAGAGTTTCGTCCTGGAAGACGTTTTCAATGTCGCGTTTGTCTTTTTCTTCAACCGTCCATCCGATGTCGTTGATTTGCGACAGAAATATTTTGTTCAGTTGTGTTCCGGAGTAGGGTTCCAGGACGTGCACCCATTGGAATCTGGACTTGAGTCCCTTGTTGAGGTTGAAGAAGCAGCGTTCAATGTCCTTTTCGTACCCGGCAATGATGCATATGAATTTGCCTGCATTTTCCGAGAGAAATCCGCAGAGCGTGTCCACGGCTTCTTTCGAGAAGGAATCTTTTCCTTCCTTTCCTGATCCGAGGGAGTACACTTCGTCGATGAACAAGACTCCTCCTAGACAGGATTTGAGCAGCGCGAGCGTTTTCGTCGCCGTTTGTCCCAAGTAGGAGGCGACGAGGTCTTCTCGGTGCGCGATTTTAAAAATGCTTTTGGGGTTTTCAATGACGCCCAGACAGGCGTATATTTTGCCGAGTATTCTGGCGACGGTCGTTTTGCCCACTCCGGGCGGACCGGCGAGCATGGTGTGCAGGTACTCGTTGTTGGTTATCTTGTCGAGTTTCTGCAGAAAGTAGACGAGCTGGTCGAAAACCGTCGACTTGAGCATTTCCAGTCCGATCAGATCGTCCAACTCTTGCAAGTGGTCGCAGCACCGCTTCAGTGAATCATTGTCTATCCGCACGAACCGCTGGCCTTGTTTTATTCGTTTTCCGAGTTCGATCAAATCTTTCAATGTTGTCAACTCCGGCAGTGGCAACATTTTTTTCTTTACGTACGTTTTCACCAACCTTTTTCCCTTTCCGCTGGACTTGGATTCGGACTTCTTCTTTAAACCAGTGTCTATTCGAGCTTTCACGTGCGACACGTTGAGGGGGCGATTGATTTGCTGCTTCTTCAATCGTAGTCGTCGACGAGACGTTGTCGTTTTTTCATAATCGTCGTCGCTTTTGGTCATATCATAGATTACTTCAATTTTACTTTTAAAAAATATTACTCAGCGACGACTATCGTTAATTTCCAACTTAAAAAAAAAATATTGCACAATATAAAACAATGAGCATTCAATCATCCAACATTACCTCGGGATTCATTGACCTCGCCACTTACGACGAGCTCGAGAAGTACATGTACGGCTGCGGCGACGCAGTTGCGTACTTCGTTCGCACTACGTGCAAGTCTACCTGGTTCACTCAGGTGCCGGTTGTTCTCTCGAACGCCTCTGGTCAGCCCAAGTTTGGCCAAAGCTGGTCGGTCAGCATTTCTCGTGCTGGTGATTACCTGCTTCAGACCTGGCTTCGCATCGGTCTCAACCAAGTCAAATACTTTCCTAACACGCCGGCCGAGGAGTTCACTCGCATCCGCTGGACGCGTAATCTGATGCACAATCTGATCAAGGAATGCGCCATCACGTTCAACGATCTGGTCGCTGCTCGCTTCGACAACACGCATCTTGATTTCTGGGCGGCCTTCACCGTCCCGAAGGGTAAGCAGCTGGCTTACAACAATATGATCGGCAACACTGTCGCGCTTACCAACACTAGCGCTGTGGGTACCGCTGCAGCTGGAGTCAGCCTTCCTCCTGATCTCGATAATCTTGCGGGTGGATCGCTGGATGACGTCGTCCAGAAGGATGGCGGTCCGAGAGTGACGTACCTCAACCTGCCGCTGCCCTTTTTCTACTCCCGCGATTCGGGCGTCGCGCTTCCGACGGCGGCTCTTCCGTACAACGAGATGCGCATCAACTTTACCTTCGCCGACTGGAGGGATCTTCTCATCGCGGAGCGTAATGTAACGGCTGCGACCGCAAACCAGCCTTATGTTAAAAAGTTCCAAGATGCAACACGACTTTCAATCGGCGGAGCACAAACCGTGGGCAACACTGAACCGTCCTTCGAATCTGTTCAGGTTTGGGCGAACTACGCTATCGTGTCCAACGATGAGCGTAAGCGTATGGCCTGTGCTCCGCGCGACATTCTCATCGAACAGGCTCAGATGGCATCTAAAGTCACGGTGACCCCTCAAACCAACACGTCCCAGTCGATCGATCTGCGTCTTTCCCACGCGATCAAGGTTCTCTTCTTCGCGATCCAGAATATCACTCACGATAATGAGGGTTCCACCTACACCACCGGTTCGCCGCAGATGGGTGACCTCACGGCGTGCCCGCTCAAGTTCAGCGGTCAGTACCAGGTCGATCCTCTCCTGCGCTGCTCTCTCGTCTACGAGAACACCAACCGTCTCGGCCAGATGGGCAACGACTACTTTTCGCAGGTCAACCCGTACTTCACCGCGCCGGTCGTCCCGGAGGTCAGCGGTTACCACTGCTACTCGTACTCGCTGGACTTCATCTGCCTCGATCCGATGGGTTCCACCAACTACGGCAAGCTTACCAACGTGTCGATTGTTCCGGAGTTTACGGCGCTTTGCCAAAACGCCGCCAAGAATAATGGCACTGGAAGTGCTTCCTTACCGCCGCTCAGTCAGGCCGGTGCCGTTGGTCCAAACAACCCGCAGTCCTCTGGTATCCAGGAACAGCAGAAGTACAAGTTTGTGCTCACCTGTGTCAACAACAACATCATCAGAATTTCAGGTGGTGCCCTTGGTTTCCCAGTTTTGTAAGAGTGCTCCCCCGAGCAGTGCATATATATACTTTCTATACAAATATAGTATAGAAACAACACGCGATTAATATTATTAGGATTAATGAATTGCATTATTAAAAATGATTTATAGAACTGGAAATATTACTAAACAAACAATGCCAAACCCAAAGATTACAGAACGTACTCGTCAAAAAATTAACGAAGCTATCGAAGCGGCTGGATGCAGCAACTGGTCGATATGCGAAGAAGATTCACGCTACGTCGTTTTTACGTGCAAGTGCGGAAAGACCGACAGAAAACTAAAGCAACAACTTGTAAAAAGGTTTTCTGGATGCAGCGACTGTTCCAAGAAAGGAATTAGTTCGAAAGTTATCAATCAATGCAAACAGAAATGCGAAGAGTTAGGATACACGTACAAGGGAGTGTCAGAAAAAGCTCGTAGTATCATTGTCGTATGCAAGTGCCACATCGAATTCACAGTTTTTACAAGCAATTGGAAAAAATCTAAAACTGGATCTTGCGATAGATGCCGTCGTGTAGCAGATCTGCCTTTGTCTGCAGTGTCCGCTCCTACTGAGAAAATAGAAGAAAAATATGAGAAGGGTCCTTGGACTGGCGGAATCACTGTCGGATACTTGCAGGAAACAGATGAACGCGTCAAAGTTAATTTTAAGAAAGAACACGGCGGATGTGGCAAGACTTTTCATAAAAAAGTGCACGGATCGTTTACCCGTGCCATTGCCGAATCCTTTCAAAAACGTGAATGTGAAAAGAGAGGGTTGACAAGAAATCAGGTGCGACTAGTTACCGTGATAAGTCATCCAGTTTTGCCGGTTGGGTACGAATACTACGAGATGAAGCTTTTACAGAACAATGGACGAGGTAATCCAAAAATTGAAAAATGTATGAAGTTAGAAACAGACCAACTTGAACTTATTCGATCTATGGGCAAGGTCCGAGCGTATTTAGAAAAGGGCAAGAAGACTACCTACGCTCTAATTGGTAGTAATAAAAATACAAAACAAATTCACAACATACTGTATCCTCAGTTTTCGGAGGTCGATCACATCGATCGGGACGGCCTGAACAATCTTCGGAGCAACGTGCGCGAGGGAAAGGGTCGCGTGAATGCCCTGAACAAAAGTAAGCAGAAGAATAATACGAGCGGCCACACCGGTGTTGAGTGGCACAAGCCAGTCGGAAACAGGAAAGGTCGTTGGAAGGCGGTGTGGAAAAATGAGGAGGGAAAGCGCAGGAGCAAGTCATTCACGCTTAGGGTAGATACAGAAGAGGAAAAGGAGTTTCAAAAACAACTAGCGATCGCACACCGAGAAGCGATGGCGAAGAGGACGAAGGAGTTTTTGGGGATGTAAGAATAAAAATGGATTAATAAATGAGAAGTAAATGGTTAGTTATACTTGCGTTTTGTTTGATTTTGTGCGTTGTTGTCATAGCCGCTCCGCGGCATCGCAAAGCAGTTCAATCTTTTACAACGGAAGAGAATTATGTGGTCGACTCGGAGGGAGATGACTTTCTCCGTTTGAAGCCTTCTGCCGTGCACGGAAATGGGGTTTTTACCGAGAAAGATATAGGCAAAGGCGATGTTGTTCTTCTCGACTGTTTTCCGAAAAAGCCTCTTGGTGTGGTTTTACGGATAGGAATGTCCAACGACGATTTCAAAAGGTATGCGTCCAAATTTATCCCTTACATAAACCATTGTTCACAGGCGAAAAACGTCAAGGTAGAAACAGGTAAGAACGGCAAAATAAATCTAGTGGCGCTGAGGAATATAGGTGCGGGAGAGGAGCTTTTCGCGGATTACGACGACGCGCATTATGCATTTCCTTTTATATCAGGTTCAAAACCGGGGTACGTCAAATGTTGACGAAAATGATTTAAAACTCTTTGTTTTATTTCAGGAAAATGACTACTTCAACAACAGCTCTTATTTCCAAAGATTTCGAGAAGATGAAAGTGTCGACGCGTACTTTTACGGCGAGCACTAACTTGACGATAGATATCGAAAAAATTTCAAAGTACCTGCCCGTGCACAGTCCGGTTAATCCGGATCTTAGGGTAGCTAAGAACGAGAAACTGCGCGTTCTGCTTTCGAGCATTCCAGTGGGGGAAATTATTTCAATCAACTATATGGGCAATATCCGCGGCGTGAATATGAAGCCGCGTAAGAAGAACAAGCGATGGTTTCGAAACAGTTTTACTGTAGTGATCAATGCGGGAACCAAGCTTTTGAACTTTAAAGTGTGTCGCAACGGTACTTTTCAAATCACGGGAGCGCTTTCTTTCGATCATGCGATTCAGTGCATTCGTTGCATTTGGGACAACATCAAGGGTACTAGTTATTACAGCTGTTCCGATGGTTGTATGAAAGCTTTGATCATACCAGCGATGCGAAACCTAGATTTCACGTTGGGCATCAATATAAACCGCGAGTTGTTCGACCAGTATATTGTGGACACCAATCCGGACTACCACTGTTTGTTAGAGACGAGTTTCGGCTACACCGGGCTGAATGTGAAAAAGAGGATCACAAAGCCGATTGCAGATTTGAAGATTACAAAGATCCAAGTGCCTATTATCCAAGTGTCATACGAGGAAGAGGAGAAGACACCTGAAGCGGAAGATGATGGGTGGATGGATGAGTGGAAGAGGGTGGAAAGTCTAAAACTGAAAAAATGGGTCGACGATGGTTACGACGAAGAGCAGTACAAAGAGATGACCAAGGAAGACTTTTTCAGAGACCAGAAGGAAAAGCAACGGAATAGAAGGCGCAACGCTCTTTACTCGGAAAGAGAGAAGATTCTTGATTTGAATGATAAGTGGAGGGGTTCTCTTACGTCTTACAAAGAGTACTTGGACACGTTGTCCGACTCCGATCGAGAATCGAAGCTCAAGCACGTGCGGTACAACACCTTTTTGGTCTTTCACTCCGGTAAGATTATCCAGTCGGGGCTTTCCGCTGATTTCATGAGAGACGACTTTTACGAATTCTGCGGAATTATAAACAAAGCGCACGCAGCAGGTCAATTGGAGGAAACGTTGATCGACGAATAAATGGGAAAGAGTATTTTGTAATTAATAAATAACTACAAAATGAAAACTTTTCCTAGAAGAAAAAGTGGTAGATTTGCACCGTCTTTTGCTGTAGCGCCTAAAACGTCGTGCGACGTGCCGTACAGCCAACGCGTGAACTACGACAACAGTTGTCCGCTCGATGTTTGCACGACGGAAGAGGGGTGTAAAAGGCGAGGGGGGTGCTTTGAGAGACCGCCGCCGCCTCACGACTTTGACGGAACGCCGTGGTGTTATAAAGAGGCTGGCGCGTCCGAGTGTTTAATAAAACGAGAAGATCGAGTAAATCTGGCTGGTTGCGGTAATGAATGCGGCGACAAGGCCGTATGCGAATCTAGAGGAGGGTGTTACGAGAAACCGAATGATTGGTGGAACAGCAAAACTAACATGGCAGTGCCGTGGTGTTACGAGGGTACTATTTTGGATTCGTGCGATGTGCCTTTGCTGAGAAGAGTGTCTTGCACGGGAGACAACTGTTGCGTGGATAAGAAAGGAAAAAAGTACAAGAAGAGAGAGGCGAATGAAATAAATAATTTAAAATTGTGCAAAACTCTGCCCGAACCTCCCGACAAGTACGACAAGACGATTAATCTGGGTTCTGTCGCCTACATCATGGTGGGGGGCGGCGGTAAGTGTTCGGACTTGGTTCCAAAATCGTTGAACAAATTAACTCCGTACAAAACGTTTACCGAGGTGAAACCGGGTATCACTAAAAATGGACCCGGGTACACCCAACAGTGGGCGTGGATAAACGACGGTCAACAGCAAAGATCGATCGCGGTAGCGACGCCCACGACGTCAAAGATGCCGTCTGACGGCTGGCCTGTAGTGTTTATGTTCGACTTTATGGGTCGGGACGGGATGGCAGAAGGCTGGGATCAAAACGAGGCCACCAACAGACTTCTCGTTGGCGGCGTCGCGGAGCAGTTTCTGAACCAAGAGTTCTTGGACGATGACGAACTTACGGGTTTGTTGACTTCCATGTACTACAAGAGATATTTGCTTAGTTCTGGGTTTGCGGTCGTGATGCTTGGAGAGGGGATGGCCTACGATACGGAAGACCTTTTTCCGTGCAATTTAGCCGATTCTTCGGGGGATCAGTGTTGGAACGAGGGAAACAACCCCGATGCGAACGCGCTCCGCATCGTGTTTGAAAAAATCTACTCCAACACGCTTGTCCCGTCCGTTTCATTCAATTACGATAGAGTGGCTATATCTGGGTACTCTGTTGGAGCGAACATGTGCAGTCGAATGATGAACGAATTCCCTCTTATGAAGACAAGTTCGGGAAACCCTATGCCTAAGATACGAGGCGCAGTGTTGATCGGAGGCGGGTCTTATCACTGTTACCAGTTTATGAAAGATGGAAATCTGACAGAAGAACCAGCAAACTTCAAGCCGTGCCACGATCCGGCAAATTTGGGGTGCTGTCCCACAAATCTGGTGGAAGCAAACTACGATGATGGAGTTTTAAATTTTTCCGATCACCCGCCGGTTTGCTTGATACAGGCTGAAAACGACGCGTACGCGCCTTACGAAGCGAGTGAGTATTACTTCAATGTGTTGAATTCAGTGGGAGTCCCCGTGTACAGAGTTGTCGCTAAAGGAAACAGGCACGGTATTATGGATTCTCAAATCCCAGCCGCCATCGGGTTTTTGCAAACATATTTGCAGCCCAAGCCTGTCAAACCCAAGCCTGTTCCCAAGCCGACGCCTGTCAAACCCAAGCCTGTTCCCAAGCCGACGCCTGTCAAGCCCAAGCCTGTTCCCAAGCCGACGCCAACACCTAGACCAAAACCAAAATCTACGTTATCTATCGCTAGTGTAGCATTGATAACCATATTTATTTTTATACTAATCGCTGTAATCTTCGCTGCTGCATGATCCGTCATCGTAGTCGTCATTTGAGTGAGATCCAGAGTCCAGTTCCATCTCCTTGTTGGATAGAAATGTTTCAAGTTTTCTTCCCTGTGCGGCAGAGATAGTTTTATTTTCCCGTCCGCGTTCGAGTCTGTTTTCCACTACATCGAGCTGGTAGTGAGACTGGGCGTTTTTAATATCTCTTTTCAGTACTTTGTACAAAGTTGCCATTTTGATTCTACTTTTTAATTTCTTTAAACTTATGTTCTTTCTCCAACGCGGAGCGTCATCGCGGAGCAAAAACCTTCAACAAGAAAGCCCCGTACACGATGTCAGCGACCGCGACGTCGGTGATCTTCTTTTGGACAATGATGTGGTTGAGCCCTGCCAGAACTAAGAATATGCCCCAGATCAGTCCAACGTCGACCTCGCGTTTCCACAGGGCTACCGCTAGCAAAGCAAGAGTGAACAGTCCTAGTTCGCGCTGCAGAGTTACGACGCCTGGGCTGTTTCCCCATTTTTGCCAACCTCTCACTTGTTTTGCGAGAACTAAGTGCCCAAACGCTCCAAATATGAGAGACGGGACGACAGAGTACAAGAGTATGTCCTGCTTGGCCTTTTGGGGGTCGTTTTTGTTTTTGGTGAAAAAGTAGAGGCCGATAACCATAAAAACAACAGTTCCGGATGTAAATACTAGATTCATAGTTTCTTTATAAAAATAAAATATGCTCTATCTTCTCTTCAAACATATGAAATGGGAGGTGGCTTTGGGAGTTCTTCTCATATTTTTGGGTTTATACGCGTTGTATAGAAAGCTCAAGGGGTACAAAGGAACGTGGAGCGAGTCGTACTACTACGATCCGAAGATGGGCGGTTATCGTCCCGTGCAAGACTCCAGTTCTGGAAAACAGGAGTCCAAGGGCGAACGGGAGTGTCGGCGTGTTCTGGAGTCCATTTTCCACCGCAAATTCCCCAACAAACGTCCTGACTTTATGAAAAATCCTTTGACGGGTCGCAACTTGGAGTTGGACTGCTTCAACGAGGAATTAAAGATAGCGTGTGAGTATAACGGCATTCAGCACTACAAGTATTTGAAACACTTTCACAGTTCGGTGGAGGACTTTCACAGACAGCAGCGAAACGATCAGAAAACGCGAGAGAACTGCATCAAAAACGGCATCTTTCTCATAGAAGTGCCTTACACGGTAAAGGTGCCAGACATAGAACGCTTCATCGTGGACAAGCTTCGTCGATCGGGTTTAGTGTGATTCCCAGACTGCCATTTAAAAAAGTCTCGACCTTTAAAAAAATGAGCACTGCATCAAAAACTAAATCGGATCCGACGCCTGTGCAAAAGCGTTTTAACACCTTGAAACGTTTCGTCCACGAGATGGCTTCGTTTTTCGAAGAAGACTTGTCTCTCAAGCTGTACAATCATTTATTGAAAAAGACGACGTTGAAGAACAGGGGACCGGTCGCCAGACACGTAAAGTTGTTTGAGGAGTTTTGCGTCGCCAATCGAAAACAGATCGTGGAAAGCAACACTGCTCTGACTCTTTCTCGCATCGAGTACTCTTCCAGAGTATACATAGACTTTTCTAAAATATTCGAAGACATCTCTAAAGAAGAAAATGCAGCAGACACCCAGGCCATCTTGTTCGAGCATCTCCTCGTGTTGAGTATGGTGTTCGATCCGGAGGGGAAAGCCTCTGACGTATTAAAAGCCAAAAAGGCGGACTCCACGCCTGAAGAACTGCGCGAACTGTTCAACGACAATCCTTTCCTCTCGGATATGATGAAAAAGGTGGAAAGTCAGGTGAAACCAGGCGCGAATCCTATGGAAGCGATGACGAGCATGATGAGCTCTGGATTGCTTCAAGAATTGGTGACTGGAATGCAAGAAAACATCGAAAACGGCGATCTCGACATGGAACAGCTTATGAGTTCAGTTCAGAAGATGACCTCTTCGCTTCCCCCAGAACAGTTGCAGGCGTTGAAGCCTATGCTTGCGATGGCAGAAAGCTCTACACCCACCATTCCGTGCGAGCTCATTCCGGACAAAAAGAAACGCAAGAAAACTAAAGCAAAGCGTGAAAAGCTTTCAGTTATAGAAGAGGAAAAGGAGGTGGAGAATCTCAAGAAGGCGTGATTTATATTTGACAACAAACCCTATCAATCCGTGTGGCGTAATGGATAGCGCGTTCGACTTCTAATCGAAAGGTTGCGAGTTCGAGTCTCGCCACGGATACTTTTTTGATTATATTTTATAATCAAAATAATTCAAGGTAAATAGTACATAGGATTTGGTAGTTTGACTTTCACCCCAGAACATCTTCCGTTAGAATCGCTCCACTGATCGCCGACAGAGATTACAAAATGAACCTTCATTCCACTCAAACCATTCCGTTGGATCCAGCAGCGCGTGGTTGATTTATACAAAGATGCAGCCAAGGATTTTCCACTAGCACCCGAATCAGGCTTGTTTGCGGGTCGCGGGGCGCCTTTTCCCACTGCCTTTTCTACATCGGCTGGATCGTGCATAAAGATGCCACCATTAGACCGTACAACTTCCGAATTATCCCTGCCAGGTGCATATGCAGGATGATCCGAGTTGTCGCCTGAAACATCGTCTCCATACCAGTAGTGATAACCCCTGACTAACCCTGTTAATTTAGAAAATGCATCCATTTCTTTCAGAGTTTCGTTCACAACGGCGGGAGTGCTAGCTCTTCCTGTAATGAAAACAGGAAGGATTCCCATTTCCCTAATCTTTTTTATAAAATCAACTACTGGTTGGATAGGCGGAAACTTACTGGCCAATGCCGCATCGTCAAACTTTTTCTGGTCGAACTTAAGCTGCATAGCTCCGTACGTATTCCAGACCGTGTCGTCTAAATCGAACGAGGCGAGTGGCTGAATTCCCTGCGAGAGCATGCTGCAAATACACGCTTTATTTTTTTCAAGCATATCTAATGCATTTTTCATTATTTTACTCACATCTTTGTAATACTGAGAGTTTTCATCGACCTTGTATATGTCTGTTTTCCCATAGTAAGCTCTGATTTTATTTTGTTGAGCTTGGTCGTTTTGAAGCGCGCATTTTCCTTCTTCACCAGGGCAAAGTGAAATGTCTCCGGCTGTACCTTTATTCCCCATGCATCCTCCGTATTCAGTGTAAAATGTAGATGATTTGGGATCTACAGAATCGCCTCCTATATCCTGGCATCTCTCGGTGCTCATTTTCCATTTATCCAGTGCATCGCAATTTCCTCCAACTACTGTAGAACAGGATTTTGGGATGTCAAGACCCGTGTTGCTGCCATCTACTGAACCAGTAATAGAATTGCCGTTTTCGTCCACGCCAAGTCGTTGTTGTTGTTCTGGCGTATAGAAATTGGCCATCCACCCCCCCATATCCCTCAGTCCAGTGGGCTTTTCGATTTCGCCGCGTGTCCACGCGGGTCCAATGACACCTGCCATATCTTTCTCGTTCATACGATTCAGATCATCGTTGTAGCAGGGAATGGGCATAAGACAGCTTTGTGGCGGCCTGCAGGGCGCACACGTGCCTATTTGACCTACCATAGAATAAGAATCAGATCTGGTATTTTTTTTTCTTCCTCTCATACTTTTCATTTATTTACTCATTTTTTTATTTATAACTCACTTGTCGTCGGAAAGGTGAGTGACCACAAAGTTATATAAAATGCGCTTGAGTTGCGGGGGGAACTTGTTGAAGTTGAATTGAGCTACTCCCGACTCTATAAATACGCCAGAGTAGGGTATGGTTGAATCTACGCTGGGCGAGAATGCTGAAATGATCGCGTAAATCACCTCGTGAGAATCTTCGCTTAATTCTCTCACTCTTTTCACAAAGAACTCTTTCTCGGACTTGCTGAGATCCTTGTACTTTCCGTTCTTAGACGGTTTGCACTTCGCCAGCAGTGACTGGAACAAAGGAAACTTGTCGTAATCTATACTCATTTTTTATACACAGTGATGTCTGTTATAAACTATCATTTTCACCCCACTGTATTCCACTGACACTTGGGCTTTTTTGATAAAAGCTCCTCAGGTAACGAAAAAGCTCTATAAGCATCCACCGCAACTTTTTTCCAGCCTTTAATGGAGTCGCGTTATAAATGTCGCACATATTCGGACTCTTCGACGGGGGTCCGCACGACCCAAGAGGTGGTGCCGGTGCCGGTGATGGGGATGGCGATGGAACTTACTTTTGTTTGTAACAGAGAGCAGCAGATTTCTTCCAACCAATGACACAGAAGCCATTATGGCAATCCTGGTGGCCCTGGTTCCTTGGGCCACAGATATTGACTTCACCTACAATGGTTTTGGCGGAACACCTCTTGCCGGCGGGAGGGACGCATAGATCTTTTCCCGCTGCGCGGGGAATGGGGTCTGTTAGCGAATTGCTGAACCCTGAAGGACAAACCTTACTCCAAAACCCTGGACAGTCTCCAAAAACCAAATCATATTTATCAACAATGCATGTTTTGTCTTTGTTCCAACTACCTTCGTCATAGGTAGCTGCATCTTCGGGTGCTACAGTTCCAGCACAAGTTTTCTTGGGGTGGCACTTTCCACTCGTGCAGAACTCTGTGGACGGACACTTATTATCCTCGCTGCAACCCGGTTTCGGTTTCGGTGATGGCGATGGCGATGGCGATGGAGAAGGTGATGGCGATGGTGATGGCGATGGCGATGGCGATGGCGATGGAGAAGGTGGTGGAGATGGAGAAGGTGGTGGAGATGGCGATGGTGGTGGAGATGGCGATGGTGATGGCGATGGTGATGGCGATGGTGGTGGCGAATGTAGATGTAAAACCCATCCGTCTTTAGTAAGAAGGGTTCCCGCAGGTATTTTTGTCATTTGAGGTGCTTTCGTCGGATCAGCTACAGATTCCGCGTACAAAGATTCTTTTACGACGCGTGTTCCTGCCGGTAGCCAAACAGCGTTTTTATAATTTGGTTTCGTTGGCCTTTCCGGCTTACCTAATGTTCCTACTACAACTCCCGGCGCAGCATACCTCGTGTCTTCTCCTCGTCCTATATGAATTCTGTCACCTGCGAAATGAAGAACGACAAGAACGACAAGTATGATTGCTACAACGATTGCAGCCCATTTTAGCGTCTCTATTTTTTTAATCATTTATTTACCGCATTATAATGTAGTTTCGGTTGATTCATTCGGGGCATTGGCTTCGTAATCGCAGAACAAGCAGGGAGACACGTCAATTCTGGTAAAGTTGTTGTGAGGGAGAGTGTTCTTCCTGTCGTTGTATTCTTTTATAGTTAATGTTGCGGTTGCTGTGACGGCGGCGGTGCCGGTTATTATTCCTATCAATGCTAGGGTGGAGATTATCATTCTTTATTGTTTTCAGTAAAGAATTATTTTGTTTAAAAGTCAAGCTCGATGTCCTTGACTAGATACTTCATAAAGTTCTGTTCAGACTCTTCCGTGGTTTCATCCAGCCCCGCATCGACACGGGCTTGTCTGTATTTGTCAAAGTACTTTCCGTCGAATTCCGGAAACTCTTTGTCCATTTCCTCGATTTTATCGCGGCACTTCAAAATGAGGTCTTTCACCTCGGCCATCTTTTTCTGATGCTCCTTGTAGTTCCAGACAAGCTGGGCACGTTTCACCCTCGCCGTGATGTAGTCTTCAAAGGGGTCGTCGCCGGGCTTTTTCTTAACATCTTCCTTGAGGAGTTTTTCTCTGTCTTTGATTTCCTGCATTTCTCTGGCGTCCTTCTTTTGCTGCCTCTTGATGGCATTTCCCATGCTTTCAGCAGCTTCTTTGTTGAGGTCGACTTCGTGGATTTCGTCGGAGAACTTTCTCATCTCTGTCAGCGGGAAAGGGCGGCCTACGTAGCACGTTGAAATCTGATTGTACGAGTCGTGATTTCGAACGAGGAATTCTGCCCGTTTGTCGGCGTCGAGCAGAGTGGCGTAGTTTCCCCTGAGCTTTGCAAACCCGTACACTCCGTTTTTGTTGGGTTTCGCGTTTTTCGCCGGCGTAAAAGAAATCAAGCCTAAGAGTTGGTCTGGAAGCACTGGATCCGCGTAGCTTCTTTCCGCTTTCGTGTAATTTGTGACGTAAGATGTGTTGATCAAATCGTCTTTTGCCGATTTCATCTCATCGTCGTTCAGCGGGGCGGCCATAGTGGGTCTCCACCTCTTAGCGGGGTCTCTGTCTTCAGGCGCAGTCAGGGAGCCCTCGTTGGTCGGAGGCTCGCTTTTGAGCATTTTCCTAAGCTGATCCCTGGAGTCCACGGATTTAGTTTCGGTTGCAGATACGCTTGTCATTTTCTATGAAAGATCTATTCTTTTAACTAGTGTTCAAAATGATGGGCGATTTTATTTTTCGTCTATTTCAAATGAACATCAAAAGCCTGCAAACAATTTGCGCGGATGCGATTTTGGATTCTTTGGGGGAAAAACCTGATTTGATTCAGCAGCTCGTGGGAGAAAGAGCAATCGAACGGATGGGGAAGGTGATTCGCAAAAACGAACGTCGCCGCGCGGAATTGAGGGTAAAAAAGAAAGCGGCGACTGAAATAGGGGTACTAGTTTCGGCGATGATTCAGGACATTCTGATGAATGGACTATCTCCAGTCACTCTGCTTCGCGATGACGCGTCATCGATAGCGGGACGTTTTCCAGACGCAGATCCGGACTTGGTCGAGCGAGCGTGGGTGATAGCTCGTCAAGCTATAGAAGAGGTTGAAAATGGTTTCAGATAATTCTTTTTGAATAAAACAAAAAGAATGTACACTTCACCTACTGTTCAAACTCACACGTGGCATAATGAATCATCCGATTCTAATGAGGAGGAGATAGGCCGATTGCAAAAGCTGCTGATGCAAGCGCAGACCCAACTCGAATCTAAGGATGAAAAGATAGATGACTTAACATTGGAATTGGGCGAACTCAGCAAAGTGTGTACTGATCAGGACGATAAGATTCAAAATCTTCATCTAGAAGTTCACAAATTAAAATCGACCCTGAATACGGTTCAGAACATTTTACAGAATCCAGACAAGTATACCGTGCGTCATATACACGAAACATTTTAGACGCCAACGCCGACATCACTGCTAGGACCACCGGGAAAGTAGCAGGATGGTCTGACGGTACCAGTCAACGCAAACTTTTCTATCCCGCCGCATTGCGCATCTTTTCCACATCGGCAAATCGGTTCCCCAGTGCACGGACACACTCCGCTTTCTGGGTTAGAGGGGCAGCCGGCTGATTTGACGACAGGACCACTTCCAGGAAGAGGCGCCATAAACCGTGGAACGCCGCCCTTGGGGCACCCAAAACGCATTTTAGAATCCATTCCGCATTCGTCTCCCCCAGTGACGCCCACATAACATCCTGCTGTTTGTTGGCCTTTTTGATCGTAACAATTGCTCATTTATATTATATTACATAAATTAAATGAGCAACAATACCAATAGCTGTATCGCGAACTCCTGCTATGGAGTCTACAGAACTTCTTTCGACCGAATGATGCAAAACAAACATTCCCCGTTTTGCAAGCCGTCTTCCCAGCTCGTCTGCGATCAAGCGGGAAATCCAGTACTGGCACAGCCTAAAGACCGAGTCGTCGAAAAGTACCGAGCTCGCAGAGCTCACATGATGCGGGCACGCGCCATGCATGCCAGACGACAGGCCGCCCGTCGCCAAAGCATCGAGAGGTTTAAGCCGGAAGCTCCTCCAAAGGGTAAAGGTGACGGCAAGAAGAAAGCAGTGGTTCTTACAAAGGATTGGTGCGGGTACTGCAAGAAGATAAAAGCGGAGATGAAGGATATCATCCGTATGCTTGACGAGATGGGTATCGATTTGGAAATGCCCGAAGACGATGCCGAAGTGGATGCTCTTATGGCTGAGCACAAAGAGAAGGGCGCCACCGGATTTCCGGCTACGTTGGTTATGGAAGACGGCGAAGTGAAGGACGTTGTCAGCGGCTACATGCCCGCTGAGCGTTTCGTGAAGGCTGTTCAAAGCAAGTATTAATTAATCCGATGAAGAATTATTTTATAAAACACATTTTTGTATAAAATAAATGTCTTCCGCGATTCAAACACTTGTTTTATGCACGGATCTAGAAAGTGAAGCGCGCGTTTCACTTTCTATACCAGAGCTGAAGAGATGTACCTGTGCCGCAAATGTCGAAAGTTATAATGATCCTTTCGACGAGTGTAATTTCGATGTAGATCCGTATTTGATGAGATCAAAAAAACAAAAACACATAAAGATTAATAACTCTACTACAAAATGATAATTTGTTGTGAAAAGCTACTTCCGGAGATCGTGCGCATTTACACGAACGATGATTGGACCCAAATTGGAGATTTTGATAGACTAGACTACTTGTTGGACGATTGCATAGAGAAGAATGAAAAGATGGTTGTTTTATTTTCAAACCCGAATGAATTCGATCCCGACGAAGGGATCTCTTTTCCGCCTCTGCACATGCTGATGCGGATAATAGCTAGACTGCTTGCGGTAAGACACAAGCTTAAGGATGCAGTGCACTTCAACGTCATTCACCTGCAAGATGAAAACGCGAGAAACAGCGTAAACACCGTTTTGCAGTATTACACGCCCGCGAACAAAACATACGTAGTGGAAAGCAAAGCTGAAATTGCTGCGATCATAAACGACAAATCCAACTATACTTAATAGAGTAATGCCAGTACCATAAATGGACTTGAATTCAACGCCTATTAACTATATAAAAGATCAAGACGAAGATGATGAAAGTGAGTTTATGGAGGCATCTACTGCCGACCAGGTGTCTTTCCTGCGGGAGTACCTCCACGATTTCCCCTCGAAAGGAATCGAGCTGCTGTCACATTTTGATCGCAAGTACAGATGCAGCGGTGTTAGTTCTCTCAGAAATATACTGGAAAGCGTTTGCGTGTCAGATGGGTTCAGGGGAGAACTCAAACTCATAGCAGCGGACGCGCTGCTCTCCTTCAAGGAAGACCTCGAAGAGGTGGACGATGGGTCTGAAGATGCGGACAACACCCGAGCGTGCAATCAACAAATCGTCAAGCGAAATAAAATGCGAATGACTCGCGGCATATTGAGTTTGGGAGCGGTCGTGGACTACATCTGCACCTCCGAGGCAAACGATGTGTCCACCATCCTCAAGTTTGACGCGATAGTCAGACTGCACAAACTTGCCGAGTCTGAGACGAACACCGAAGAAATCAAAAGCAAGTGCGATGCGAACATGAAAAGACTCATTTCAAACAAATCGGTGGAATCTCAATATCGACTAAAGCTGATTTCCAGGATTCCCTGCGACGCGCTCAAGAAAGAGTGCTTCATTTTCTTCTTGGGAGATGTAGGAAATCCGACCTCTATGAGAATAATCGCAGCGCAGGGTATTCTCTCCGCCGTCGAGAATAAATACGAATCGGACGTGTATGACGTGGTGATGGCTCAAATAGAAATTTTTGCAAAGGACAGAGAACTGGACGCGTTTATAAGAGCCGACGCCGCGGACGTGATTCTGGGGTATGGCACCGAAGAGCTGCAGGCTCAGGCCAGAATCATAATCAATCAGATCGGACTGGAACGGGGTTACGGCATCTACGCAAACACGCAAAACGTTCACGCCGACTCTGTGGATGAATCGATACGCGCTTCTCTGGACACCCTGAACGAGTGGAGGTCAAAACACTCTGATTTGGTGAAAAGTTTTGAAGACACGGTAGACGATTTCAACACGCGCAAAAATGCGGCGGAAAGAACACAAGAGGAAATACGAGATACAGAAACGGCGCTGTTCAGAATCCTGATGGGCACGCGCTCATACAACGGGTTCACGCCGCAGTCCCTGTTTTGCACAGTTCACGCGTGGGTAAGCTCTCGGAGCGAAACTGAAAGGGCGGAGTTGTGGACGAGACTGGATCAAGAAATGGCCGATATGGTGAACACCTGCACTACCGGTATAGTATCGCGGTTAGTGAACGTGTTGTCTGGATGGGGAGGGTTTCAGATAAAGATAAGTTTCAAAGACCAAATAAAATCCAACTTTGCTGGCCGATTGAATGCGGTCGCTCGACAATTGGTTGAGCACGCTGAGGACGGGAAACACGCGTTCTACGAACTCAGGAAAAACGAGGTGGCACTTGTTTATATAAATGACGTGTTGAAGAGTCAATGCGAAGCAGATCACAAAGCGGAGGATAACGAGGCACTTCTGGCTGCAATGGCCGACAGAGGAATCGACGCAAACGGCAAGGAAAAAGAGGTCAGCCGCTTCGCGGCATCGCGAAGCAGCCGTGTGCAATACGCGGTCAAGCGACTGGAACAGAGCAAGTCTGAGAAGATCGCCTCGTTTGAGAAGGAGTGCCCGGAGCTTCAGTTGCTAGCGCGTCAACATTTCGCCGATCGTCTTTTCATAGAGTTTTCAATAGAAGAGCCCAATCGCAAGTGCTTTCACTTGTTTTTCGGACACAGCTTTTCTAAAGTTGCAGAAGAACTTAGAAAAGAGTTTAGTGGATTTATGGATCCAAATGATTTTGAAATGTGCTTGAGAGACGCTTTGTCTTTCTACGAAGGATCATGATCTGCGCATACCCGCGGTGCTTCCCATTCCAGACCCTGGCGGCAGGGGCGGCGGTTTGTTTATCGAGCTAAGCGGTTTTAACTTTTTGTTGTAGGCATTTTCGAACTCTAAATAACACACGTCTGACCTGCCGTGGGTGCTGTCTCCTATTTTCACAGAGTGCCCTCTTCTTGACTTGCCTATGGAGTAGGCGGGGATTCCGCCGTGGGGGTCTTCCTTTACAGAAGGATCGGGAGCTTTCGGGGCTCCTCCTTTCTGATTGAAAGCTTGTTTGGACTGGACTCTCTTTGACATATTCACGACAAACTGAATGATGTCCTCCTTCTTGTATTTTCCGGCGTACCGCATAAATGGCTTGCCGTTTACATAGAGTATGATCAAGGGAACGTACTGGATCTCGGTGATAGTTCCCTTGGACTTTTGAACCAGCTTCATGTTTGTCCCGATGTTGAGGAGTCCAAACTGGCACCCGCCTATGGTTCCCGGGAGTTTTTTGAATATGGGTACTAGAGTTGCACAGTGCTTACACTGAGTAGAATAGAACAAAACCAAAGAGAAGCTGGGAATCGGGTTGCAGAGAATCTTACCTTTTGTTCCGCTTTCCACAGTAAAGTCGTCTGCTGTTAGAAATAGTAATCCGCTCATATTGTTTAACACTTATCTTGGATGTGTTTAAATGCTGTATGCAGCGATAATAAAAATGTTTGTAAATATAAAATGAACGGATGTCCTAACAATAAATTACCCCCTGTTCCGTGTAATCCAGCGACTAAAACGGCAGTTATCCCAGCCTACGGTGGAAACGGATACTACTGTGCTAACCCCGGATGCCCTTCTATTACGGGTCCCATCACCGGTTACAGAACTCTCGGAACATACGGCGGAAATGCATCTGACTGTTGCAATCCTCAGATTACTGCTTTGTGCGATCAAGGTAACCCTACTCTTGGTGCGAGAGAACAACACAGCTGCGGCGATGGTACCGTGTTCACCTGCAATGGCGGCACGGAAGGATGCTTCGACAATTCCCCCCTGTACTGTGGATCCGGTGCACCGAGACCGTCTAGTGCGGGAAATGGTAGGGGACCTAGGCGCTAAACAATATTTTTTCCATAAAACTGAAAATGGTTAAATTTTTTGAAAAAAAAGTTAAACAACTACACCTTTCACTCTACTGATTGATTGAAAAAAGAATACTATTCAATGTCTTTCTCAGCTTTTCACTCTGATGCCTGGACTCGAATGAATGACCACGACGAAGCTTTTTCATCGGAAGACGAAATGTCTTTTAATGTAAATGCGCCGGAATTCATTCCGGATCCGAATTACTGTGAAAGCAGCGATGACGAAGGGTACGGCACGGCGGCCGAAGACCTCCCTCGCAATTTCGCAGACGCTACTCGAGACTTTTTCATCGGAGAGCGAGGCGAAGACCTAAGCAAGGTTCATCCGTCGTGCGTCCCAATCGAAGTCAACGTGTCATCGAAGAAGATCAAGAAAACCAAAAAGAAAAAAAAGAATCTTATGCCTGGACTAGGCGACCCTATTCCTCGCCCAGGCGGAGGAGGACACCCACGGTCGGCTACCCGCAAAGAACGGCGCGCCGCAACCAAGGCGTGGAGTTTGGGTCAGCCCGACTCAAAAGCAATGAGTATCTGCGAGAAGATCGTCGGAGCTTATGGTACAATCGTCGTGTATGCCCCTCCGCAATCCGGCAAAACGCGATTTACAATCATGACTGCCTTACTCCACTTGCTGGAAGGAATCACGCCGATCATTATTACTCGACGTCTCAGAGGAGATCGCAGTCAATTCATCGATCGCATCAACGGATTGGCGAAGCTTTTGAACGAGCACTACAGCGAAACTAGGGCGCACTGGGATGACCCCGAAGAAGAACTACTATGGACTTTCAAAGATGGAAAGAGTTCGTTGGCTGTCGACAATATCGTCAAGAAGAGCGATCAAACCAAGATTGAAGAAGCTTTGGTTTCGAACACTCCAATTATTCCGGTCGTGCTTGGAAATAGTTCGCAGTTGAAAAAGATTCGCCACGTTATCAACAACGCGAACATCCGCACCGGCAAGAAATGCAAGTATATGCTCCTCATCGACGAGTGCACAGAAGTCGACTATGGACAAGCTAGTCCTCACGTTTCGGCCCTCAAAGCTAACGCAGTCAAAACTGTTAGCATCGACGCTACTCCGATTGGCGCTTTCTTCGCAGACGACTCGATCAAGCCGGAGTTCACTTTTTATCTGGAACCCGATTGGAAAAAGTACCGAGGCTTCAACGATTTCCAGGTCAAATTTCTTGAACACGATGTATTTTCTCTTGGAAAAAAGATGTCTTGGGACGAGATGATCAAGGCTGATCCCAATATGGTGCCCTGGCTCGATCAGATGAGCGGGAATGGGACGTGGACATCAGTGAATGATACTCGAAGTCGCGTGATGCGACTGTGCAACACCGATCGAATCGAAAACATGGATACTCAGTTCAACGAGATCCAGAAGCTTTATCCGGACAAGTTTGCGATAGTCGAAATGCATACGAAGGGTACGCGCATCTACAATCCAGTCAGTCGAAAAACTGGTGAGTTCAAGAATGGAAAGTTCTACGATCTTCCGTTGTCTGATGCCATTAGCCTTTTCAACGACGCGACTAAGTTCCCCCGCATCCTGTGCATAGTCGGACAAATGGGTGATCGGTGTCTCTCGTTTGTGTCGAATGATTACAATCTGCATCTCAACGAGGACTACATCACATTTCCTAAGAGTACTTGCGTAGGCACAATGTACCAGCGTATGCGGATGTGCGGTAATAACCGCGGCAAAGGATCTCTCAACCTTTACATCACCAAGTCGGCGTATGTTGATATTAGCAAGGGCATCAAGCTCATCGACGAATTCATCGAACGGGCGCAGAAGATGAGTACTCGGTCTATGCGCAAGTCGATGACTACTATGCCAATGTTCAAAGGCAAGTTTTCTACGCGCAAGTTGGCGGCTTCCAAGTTCAAGGAAAAGGTCAACAAGGTCAAGGGAAACGACGGTGGCTGGTCTGTAGACAGGTACAAGCAGGAGATCAAGGACGAGAACGGCAACGTCGTCGACACGGTGCCTCTGATTGTCGAGAACCCGAAGAAACGCAAACGGGAGGAGGGTAGTAGATTCAAAGAAGGCGAAATCGTCAAGATAGGGTCGACGAGAGATATGGCTCCTACTACCAAACTCTATGTCGAGGCGGCACTCACCTTTCTCGCTACCTGTTCAAGTCAATGGGTTAAAAGATCGGATGTCTGGAAAGGGATTGTAAAGGAAGAATGGATGCTTAAACACTCATTCGAGGGACGATTGTCTGAGGCCGCAACGCAAAGCAAAAGGGTGCGCCTTACGGAAAACGCCGGGTTGTATATAACAAAGGTAGGAGGCGAGTTTAAGATGATGCGTGTAATGTAATTGAAGTGTAAACATAAAATAAAAAAAAAATAAAACGAAAAGCCCTCTTGATTGAGCCTCGACCAGGTTCAGTCAAGAGGGCTTTTTTGCGTTACGATACTACCTTGAATAATTTCTCGGTTCTTTTTTTTGTTTTTCCAGATCTCCCAGCCGCGGTACCGGAGTGATGTGTGTTTTTTTCTACAATCGTTTCTACATCGACATCATTTGGTTCTTCATATCCAGACACGAACACAAGATTGTGTTTGGCCATCATCTTGCACCATTCCCAGAAGCGAGCGTCTTCTTCATCTTTCCATTTAACTTTTACCCTTGAACCGTCTGGATTGTCAACATAATAACCTGAGTCTCCCGTATTCACGTATGGAGGATCACAATAGATAACAAACCCTGTCAGTCTAGAAAACTGCGTGTATGATCCGTGTGAAATTTCTGCATCACACGTTTTTAATAATTCGCCTGTTTTTACTATTCGACGTTGAGCTGCCTTTCCAAAATTTTTATTTGCACTATGCTTTGGTGCATACGATTTGAAATAATAACCACCAAATGCAAATTGGTGTCCAACAAATCCTTTCATAGCGGAAGGTAGAGATGTTTTTAATTTTAAAAATTGTTCTTCTGTAATGTTTGTCGTAGGAATCCAACCGTCCTTCGACGCGTCCCACATTTTTATCACTGATTCGTTTATGTCGCCGAGCTTGACTTGTTTCAGTGTATTTGTCATCGCGACCTCCTTGAACACACTAAGCATTCCGCAGAAAGGTTCACAATAGTTATCGATTCCATCGTTTGAATTTGCTTTGATTGTCGATGCGATCAACCTGGCTATTTTTTGTTTTCCTCCGTGATATGCTGCCATGTTTATACTTTTTTTAATACCTCTTTAGGATACCTTGAAATAGACCACTTTCGGTTTGTAGAGAGAAAGAGATTAATTGAGAGAGATTCCAAAAAATAAACAACACATTCACACATTCATTCATTCATTCATTGATCGATCCGTCAAGCAAAGAACCGATGAGTCGTTCGACAACGTTCACGCTCATGCTGTTTCCCGTTTGCTTGTTCATCTGCGTTTTACTCACGACCTGCTTGAATGAGGACGGAAATCCCTGCAACTGGAGAAGCTCCCCGCATGTTGCGTCTCTGTGCATGTTCTTGCCCAAACAGATTATGTGCCCGCTCGAGCAGATACAAGACGCGATTTCCGTACCCAACCGCATTTTTTGTTTCCGTCGATTGTCCATCGACACCCAACACAAGTCGAGGAAAACATGACTCGAGTATTTCTTGATGTAGGCTTCCCGGGCTACCGAATAGTTTTTTCGATCGGTAATGGTAGTGTCTACATACTCTGACAACTTTTTAGTAAGCGGAATACTTGTTGGCCAACTGAACGGGGTACTACCTTTTCGCCCAACAATAAACAGTCTTTCCCTATTTTGTGGTATGCCATAGTCTTTCGTGTTTAATATTTTCCACTCTACCGTGTAGTCGTCCAACTCGTTCAACGCTTCCCAGATCGTTTTCCATGTCTTGCCCTTGTCGTTGGACAACAATCCCCTGACGTTTTCTAGAATAAAATACTTGGGTTTCTTAGTCTTGATCACCTCCAAACACGACCAGAACACATTTCCCGACTTGTGCTTGAATCCTTTTTTGTGTCCGGCCGCTGAGAACGGCTGACACGGAAAGCCGCAAACGTAAAGGTCGACG